GTTTAAAGAAACCTTGGAACAGTTTAAAAAGCTGTTCCAGGGAACTGATAGTTATTATGGTAAATCCAAACCTTTGGGTAAAAAAAATTCAAGGGGTAAAGAAGAATATAAACATTGGACAGAAAAGACAAACATTACCGACAAAGAGTGGTTAGATCATTTAGAAGGTAAAAGTTATACTGGCATTATACCAATACGCGATGATAGCACTTGCAGTTGGGGGGTCATCGATGTTGATAGATATAATATAAATCACAAACAGTTTATTAAATTAATTAGAGATAGAAAATATCCTTTCATACCTTACAGATCAAAATCTAACGGGTTACATTTAATTTTACATTTATCTCATAAGGTGCCAGCCGAAGATATGAGAAAAAAATTAATAATGATCGCCTCTGATCTTGGTGTAAATGATAAAACGACTGACATATTCCCAGCACAAGATAAAGTTGATCTATCAGATCCTGATTGGGAAAAGAAACAATTAGGTCAATTTGTAAATCTACCTTATCAAAATGCTAAATTTCCTACACGATGTGCTATGGATGATGATGGTAACAGTTTAAAATATGCAGACTATCTAAGTTATGCTAAAAAATTTGTAATTACTAAAGAACATTTCTACGATCTAAAAACGTCAAGTGATAATGAAAACAAAGACTGGCCTAATTGCGTAAACAAGTTTGTAAAGAATCAAGTACAAGAGGGTGAGGGTCGTAACGATGCTATGTTTAACGTAGGTATTCTAGCTAAAAAAATAAACCCTGACAAAGATTATTATGAAGAAATGATTAGAGATTTAAATAAAAAAATATGCGCACCACCACTAAATCCTAAAGAATTAAATAAAGTCATGGAGCAAGTTGGTAAGCATGATTATAGTTATAAGTGTGGAACATCTATCGCTAGATCTTTTTGTAATGGTTCAAGACAATGTGCAAAAAGAAAATTTGGTATTGGTATTAATGAAGCCATGCCTGAAGTTGGTAAGTTAATTAAGGTAAATACTTATCCGGATCCGTATTGGTTGTTACCTATACAGGGAAAGATGGTGCGATTAGAAACTAAACAACTCTATCAACAACAACTTCTTGGAGAGAAATTATTAGCTCATGATATTATTTGGAGACCGTTAAAACCTAGTAAAAGAGATCCTGACCCATATCGAGATTGGTTAGAAGATTTAGTAACAAATAAAAAAGATATGGAAGATGTTGATCGTGAGGATGAACGTGAAGAGATATTTAATATAAGAATGGTTAAATTTTTAGAAGATACAAACGTGGCAGATGAGTTTGATCAGATTGATCATGAAAATATATGGCATGATGATTCTGAGATGAGATTTAAATTAGATACTTTTAGACAGTTTATGAAAAAACAAGGCTATAATTGGTCTGAAAAAGATTGTACTAT